ACACTCCACCAACGCCTGATGCATGTCCCGACACGCCACTAACAACTGCATGGTCAACGTGTGGTTGGGTAGTAAGTCGATCAACCGCCCCGATTCCGCTGGCGGCGGCAATTGGCACTGCATCGTCAGAGCCGCTGCGCACGGTCTCGGCAGAACCTTCATTGGCGGCGTTCCAGAGGCGCAGCCCGTCATCGTCAAGGCTACAAGCCACATAAACAGCACTGTTTTGGTAAACATTTTTAAATACCTCCCGATCAATCGTTTGAAATACCACCTGAGTGCGCGCCACTTGCGACGCGTAATCAGCCGCAACCTGCTCGCGCCGCGCTGTTTCAATGGTTGCCAGCGTTTGCGCCACTTGTAAAGACTTAAGAGACTTCATATCACAAGCTGTTTGCGCCCGTTTTGCCCCTTGGTTGAAGGCGAAAGACAACAGGACAATCACCAACATGCCCAGCGCGACCCAAGGGGATCGCAGCACTTTAAAAATAGGTAAAAGGAAAGAAAACATAGCGGCTCTCAGATGAATGAATAGCCGAAGGTTACGCGCACGCGAGGGCGGTGTTAAGACGGAAACGTTTCCGCTTGGTGGCTTTAAGCTAGGGGGAGTTTGCTAAATTGTGCAAGTTGCGCTTATACGCAAAAACGCCGACTGGGGATGTCGGCGTTAAATGAGGTCAAAACAGATTACCAGAATAATCGTCTAAAAATCGGACATTATGAACGATTGAATGAATCGTTCGCTCCGTCAGGTTATGCTTGTAAGCCAGTTTTCTCTGTGACCTGCCTGCGAGAAACTCTTTCAGTATCTGTTGATTCCGAGCTGATAGGATCGCTTTATGGCATCGTGGAATGGGTAAAAACTGCCCGTTATACACGGATACCAGCTTGCAAAATATGGGGAAACCTAACATCTCGACTAATTGATGCGTTGTCTCTGGTTTTTTAGGGACATAAAGCGCACCGCCACCGTAGTGCTGGACAATTTTTAGCGCGCAATCTATCCCGACAATGTCAATAATGTCTTGCATAGACTTCGGGATGTTATGCAGTCTTGCCCCATCAGTTGGTACAATGCGCTCAGTCATTTATTCTCGCACCTTTCTTTTGTAATGAAACGACCCATCGTCAAACACAATAAGCATCCATTGATGTCCATTCCGTAGTCGTATCAGCAGTTCTTCTAAGTGGAAGACTCGAAAATAAATCACTTGACCACCGTCGCCTTCTTCGCCGCATTCCGAATCGTCCGATCCAGCGCGCCTGATACCTTTTGCATTTGCTCCACGCTTAAAAATTCAAAGCGCGCCACGCTAGGGTAAATCTTTTTCGCCGTGCCATAGGCATACGCCCAAGGCTTATCCAGCTTGGCAAGCTGCACGCCGATCTTCTTCTCAATCGCCTGCTTAGTCTCCGCCAGCGGCTTGTGATCCTTATCAGGCCTATGCCCCGCGATACTCGCACCACAGGTTTTGAGGTGTTTGATAACCTTTGTGCGCCCTTCATCGCTCAAATCTTTTGAGGAAGTGACACCTGCCAAGTTGTGCAACATGGCGCGATATGTTTCATCATCCATCGCCAGTTGGGTTTTAGCGATATGGATAAACTGCACCTCTTTGGATACGCGGTCAGCCTGTTTAAATTTTTGCGGGTAGCGTGGGTTAGCCATGATGTTCTCCTATTAAAACGTCCTCGATAGCCCTCAACAAGGGCTATCAATGCCGCTTTATTGTGGGTTTAAATCCTGTTCAAACGGTTCAATCACAAAGTCTTCCACTCCTGTGACGACCGTAATGCCAGCAATGCCGCGCACCGCATCCGCTTCATTCAAGATCGCTTCCTTATTGATTTCATCCTTGGTACGCACAAACCGCCCAAAGCCCATACGTTTCAGATTATCAATCACAGTTTCCGCCCCGCGAATTGCCACGGAGGGCGGACGTTGCCGCCACAGTACATTCCCAGTCACTAAGTTTGCTGTCTTGACCTTTCCTCCATTGGTCAAATCCGCACGGTTCGCTTCACACCACGCCTGCACCCCACCCTGCATCGTTTGCATCCGTTCTTTCAGGTCGTCGATTTCTTGCTGGTATTTTTCCGTCACATTAGCAATTTCATCGTTCATCGCCGCGCTGATACGAGCGAGTTGGCGGGACAAGTCCCCGATGACTTTAATGTCCGATGCCGCCATATCACGGCTTTGGCATACATACACCGCCGCAGCGGTTTTGATTTTTTTAGGCTTAGTTGCCATGTTGTACTCCTTCTTCGTTAATGTATTCGGTACTGCGCTTAAATTTACTTAATGCCGCTACGGCTTCAGCGGGTATCTGCTTTTGATTTGGAGGCGGGGCGCGTACTGCTGGGGTGATACGCTCAACGTAACCAACGGGGGTATGCCCTGCCCGCTGTTGCTCTCGCGCAGCTTCTGCCTTGGCAGCATCTTTGCGGCTATAACCACAAATAATTTCAATCAAATAGCCGTGACTTTTAAGCGGCAAGGTCAGTGATGACCGACGGATATTTACGACTTCATCAAATGCCCGTTCCCAATAATCCTGCGTGGCTAGGTAGCTCTGCCCGTTGCGGGTCACCCTTGCATTGTCGATCATCGGCTGCAATTCGCGCAGCAGTGTCGCCACTCGGTTAAAGGACAAGGCGGTTTTTACGGGGCGAAACAGCGCGAGGTAGTCCACAATCAGCTTTTCAAATCGACTAGGCGTTTTGAGCGATGCTAAGATTGCTCCCCGCGCATCGTCCTCAATCATCGCCACGACGAGTAGCGCGTCTAGGCTGTATGTGGCGCGACAGCATGGGCATTTGAGTATCATCCCAACCTCACACAACGCAGGGTGTAATCATTTACCCGCACGATCTGATAACCCATGCGTTTTTTGGGCTTAACGCCACCGCCAGTCCGTTTAGGCGCGCCCATGCCGACCTTGACCTTGCAATCCTTAATCGTGGTGATACCCACACCGAAATGCTTTGCCAACGCCGCGTTGCTCATGGTCAGTGCCAACTTTTTCAACTCGGTAAGCCGTTCATCGGTAAAAAGAGGTTTTTGCGCCATATCAATTCCCCTTTTCCGTCATTCGGCAGCCATTTTCCGCAAGCACCTTTTCAAACTCGGCGAGTTGTACAGCCAGATGCTTGTCCAGTTCGGCACGGTCGCCTGCTTTAAAAGCCTTAAGGATGACGACCATTATCTTGACGTTATGCCCAAGTAATTTCAGACGTACCTCCGCCAATTCATTCGCATCCGATAATTGCAATGCAAGGTCCATCAAGTCATCGTTCGCCTGTTCCAGCGCAATACGCAGCTCTGGCACAGTGTGCAACGCACTGGCGTTAGTCATAGTGGGACAGTGGGTAATAATCTGACTATTCATGGCGCACCCCCGCAACTATCTCCCCGCACGCCGTCGCCGCCCGCATTTTTAGGGCGGTGTTTTCTTTCTCAAGTGCGTAGATATAATCAAAATTGCTGACATATCCAAACGCCAAAAACATCCCCAGCGCAAGCAGCCAAGCCTTCCAATTCGATTTCATTGCAACGTCTCCTTAACAGGTTTTTCGTCAAACACTTGCGCCAAAGCCGCATGGATTTTTTGCGCGCTACGCGTTTTATAGGCGCGCTCAAAATGCTCAATAATGCCGACGCATTTGGTGTTGTCCTCAATGGTTTTATTGAGTTCCTCCATCGCTTTAACGACGACCTCAATAATGATTCTGCGAGGTGCTTTCTCCAGAACCTCACGGCAGTTCGATGGTGTAATTTTCAGCGTGCCTTCATAGCTATCGTCTTCTTCAATACGGAGATTCCAGACCTTCGCTGCCCGTTCTTCTGTGCATTGCATCGAGGTACTTGCACCACAATCACAGCGAACCCAAAGGTCATGCAAGACATCGTTCATCTCTGGTTGCGCCCCGCAAAAAGGGCAGGGTTTTAAATTGATTTCGTTCATGTCACACCTCCTTAACCACGTCAGCCGTCACCAATGGCACGCCGATTTCAGCCGCTTGATTCATGCACGCCGTCATCAGATTTCCCACTGCTAAAGGGTATAGCAGCGACACATTTTCACCGCGTCCACGTCGTGAGCTGGACAAGGTCAGCTTATCGCGCAGCGCATCCATGCCAGACTTATCAATCACCTCACCCACCTTTTTACCCGCACGCGCAAACTTAAAAGTCAGGTAATCTTCCAAATTACTGTCCATAGGCGAGAGTTCAATCACCTCGCAGCGTTGCACTACCTCGCGCACTTCGTGGCGGTTTTCTGCCAGCTTTTCACGCAACTCTGGTTGCCCTAACAAGATGATGCCCAGCAGCTTTTTAAAGCCGTCTTCCAACTCAAAAAAACGCTTCAGGTGTTTCAGGGTCGGAATCGGCAAACTATGTGCCTCCTCGATGATCAACAAGTGGCTCATCCCTGCGCGGCTAGAATCACGCAAAATGCGGTGTAACTGGCGGAAGCGCGCCTCTTGGCTTTGCTTGGGGCGTTCCAAGGGGGATACACTATTGATAATCGCCTCGGCGATATGCGCCGATTTCAGGGTCTTGCCCTTTTTGTCGTTGTCTTCCATCGCTAAAACGTAGGGTTCAATCACAATCACTGGGCGCGATTCGCGGTTGATTTGGTCGATTAAAATGCGGCGCAAGGTGGATTTTCCGCCGCCCGATTCGCTCACGCCCGACATAAACCCGCCGTGCAGTGCCACTTGCAGCATTGCCTCGCGCATATACCGCCCGTCTGCGCCGAGGTAAACATCCTCCGCCGAGTTCACTTCATCGTTAAATGGATCGCGCATCATGCCAAAATGCCGTTTAGTCGCTGGATACAATCCTTGTTTTCGTAGTAACATCGCTTCCTCCTTTGTAGTTGCTTCACTAGGATTCGGTACGTTGACGCGTGCCGAATCCACTTTAAACACCCGATCAAGCTCTGCATCGCTCACCTGACCTTTTAATACCGCTCGCATCTTGCTCATCAACAGTGCTTTGTCTGGCGTTTTAGGCCAGCGACCCGCGCTGATAATCAAAGACACCGTGGCGGGCGACACGCCGCACGCCTCGGCTAATTTGCGCTGAGATACCCCCGCTTGTTGCAATAAAACCCTCATTTTGCCCCCCCATTCGCCACCAATTGCAATTTAGGACGCGCCGTCATGCGCTCGGCAATCATTGCCACATCATCCTCCGTTGCGCCATCTGGATAACTGCGCACCAACCATTGATAACTATCCGTATTCCACGCCTCGCCCACTACAGCCTTGATTTTCTTTGCCAGGGCAACATGGCTTAATTTCGGCATTTCCACCTTGGGTGCGACCAATTCATGCTGCGTGCCACGACGTGGCAAGTAGGTCGGCAACTTGTCATCCTCAATGTATTTATAAGGATCAAGCTGACCGCCAAAGGGCAGAGCCTTGCCTTTGCGGGCAGCAGCAGCCGCTTCTAAGGTGTCTGTACCCGTTACCAGTTTTTCGATTTCCTTCATTGCCGTTTGAGCGGGCGTATCGGCAAGGCGTTTATAACCTTCACCAATCGTCACGGCAGTCGTTGCCCAGCCGAATTCGTCCTTAACCACTAATGGGCAAATGTGATACACCTCATGCCCATCCGCATCGTTCATCACCACCTGTGCCGCATCGTCTCGCCAAGGGTTGCGCGTCACCATGACTTTTTCGCCCACCATCACATTCGGCACGCCCGACACGTCATACTCATTACCTTGGAAGTTCACTCGCAGCTTCGGTGTTACCTTGCGTGGGTCAGCTACCGCCACAGCCAATTCACGACAGACTTCAACGCTAGGGGCTTTAATTAAATGTTCAGCCTTAATTTGCATCCATACCTGACTGCGCGTCATGCCGTGGCGGCTATGTATCTCCGTGGCGTTAAAGTGTGGATACCACTTTGCCGCCAGTGCATTTAAGTGATTCAAGTCCCTGACCTGGATAAACTTCAATCCCGATTCAAACTTACGTTCGACGATGTCCTGCGCCTTCTCAACCTGCCCAGTCGCCCGCGCATTGCCTGCTGAATGGGATTCAATTTGTATGCCCAACGACCGACACAGGTTCTTAGTCATACCTGCCGTCATGGCAGAGCCTTTGTCCATGTACA